AACGTCGGTGGTGGTGGCAACGTCGGTGGTGGTGGTGGCGTCGGTGGTGGTGGACGCGTCGGTGGTGGCAACGTCGGTGGTGGTGGCAACGTCGGTGGTGGTGGCAACGTCGGTGGTGGTGGCAGTGTATGTGGTGGTGGTTGCAGTGGCAGTGTCCACATTGGCCTTGCTCGCCGCATGCTGCGCGTGATACACGCCCTTGGTCTCGGCGTCCGCCACCTTCCATCGCTCGCCGAGACGCTTGGAAATCTCGCCGAGAGACGCTCCGGGGTGCTCGCGTGCGACGTTGGCACGCTCGGCCTTGGAAAAGAGGAGGTAGGCCGAGGGTGGGCGCTTTGGACGTGCGCTCGCGTTTTCGGGCGCGTGCGTCATCGTGATTGTTGCGACGTTAGCGGACGCAGTTGCAGTGTGAGCAGTAGGCACGTGCGACACCGACTGGACCGCGCCGAGGTCGGCTTTGCTCGCCGCATGCTGTGCGTGATACATTCCCTTGGTCTCGGCGTCCGCCGCCTTCCATCGCTCGCCTAGACGCTTGGAAATCTCGCCGAGAGACGCTCCGGGGTGCTCGCGTGCGACGTTGGCGCGCTCGGCCTTGGAAAAGAGTAGGAAGGCCGATAGCGGGCGTTTTGGCAGGGTGGTTGTTGTGTCGGGTGTTTTGGTTGATGGGCTCTTCTTCGTCTTCTTCGTAGTCGCAACTACAAGAGTATCCGGATGTTCCACAGTGGATGCAACGTTCGTGTTCGGCGGCCGTTCGGGTTGTGTGGTCGTCATTGGATGATGATGTCGTGGTTTGACATGGTGGGGCTTTTAAATCATTTAGTGACATTTACACACCCTTGGAAAGTACCTGGAAAATTATGCTCCCCAAACGAAGATTTGAGAAGGATTGACAAAAGAAGAATCCAGATTTCGAAGGAAGCACTTTTCAATGGTTCGTAGCCCAAATCGAGTACTCACGCCATTGAAAAGTGCTTTCTTCGAAATCCGGATTCTTCTTTTGTCAATCCTTCTCAAATCTTCGTTTGGGAGGGATACAATGCGCATCTCATCATTGTTCCTCTTACCAAATCTTCGCTTGGGTGGGGGAGCATATCGGAAGAACAGCCCTTTCAGAATGCGACTTGGAAGCGCGTCAGCCGTTTTCTACTTGCCTGTTGAAATCACACGATTGTTGTGTCTGTCTCTGTCATTCATCTCAACATAGCATCGAGTCCCATTTTGGCGAGCAAAAACGTCGCACTTTCCGACTAGGGCTACATGCAACTACTTAACGTGCGATGTTTGAAAACGAATGGCAATGTGAGCACAGAAGCGCTTCAAAATATACATCCTGTTTGTAGTTGCATGTTGCACGGTTGAAACGGTAGTAAGAAAACGAGATAACAAAAATAACAAAAAAAGCACGGATTTTGTCACGAAAATGACAAGTATAGTTGAATTACGTGCATTGAAATGCCAACATCATTGCTTTTGTTGTTATCGATTTTGTCATCTAATTTTACCCCTCCCAAATCTCCATCCCACAATTTATCCCTTCCCAAATCTTCGTTTGGGGAGCATACACTTACAACTGTATGGTGTTGTTATCGGCGCATTGCTCGGTTGTTTCACGGTTTTGTCCGATGAGTCGGCGATGACGCTCATGTCGCATGCGTGCGACTCGCATTGCAACATGCAACCACAGAGTCTGAGAGCCTGGGAATACACGTTAAGGCGTGCCGTCAGCGGGTCGACGTGGGGACGTCCTAACCTTACGAAGAAGAGTCGTCGGGCAAAACCGAGGCGCTAGGCACGTTGCGTCTGGAATGACCTTGTCGCACTGCCCATTCTCGACTAGCGTCTCGAACAACGTTCCAACGTTGGTTCGACATCGAATGTCGCACTTCATTTAACTGTAACGTTATCACTGTGGCGAGCAAAAAAGTCGCATTTTCACCCCTCGGGTAAAACACGCATGAAAACGTAGATGAGACAGTCGATAACAATGAAAGCAATGATTTGGGTAATGAAAGTCGAATTGCACCCATAGTCTGCCCAACGGGCGCTTCACACAATTCACAATCCTACCCTCCCAAGCGAAGATTTGGGAAGGCCGAACCAACCTTTCCGAATGCGTTTCCCCGGGAAGCACTTTTCAAGGTCGTGAGAACTCGATTTGGGAGACGAATCGTTGAAAAGTGCTTCCCGTCGAAAACATGTGGATAGTATTACAGAATGTAACTTTACCCCCTCCCAAACGAAGATTTTGGAAGCCGGAACAAAAGATGAAATGCGGACTGCGAAGGAAGCACTTTTCAAGGACGTGAGTACTCAATTTTGGGAAACGGACCAGTGAAAAGTCGGTCGAGAATCCGCATTACATCTTTTGTTCATCCTTCCAAAATCTTCGTTTGGGGAGCATAAACTTATTCTTCGTTAGATTATTCGCTATACCCTCGACGCACTGCAACAAAGTGCAGTCTTTAGATTCTTTACACTCGTTCGATTCGCTTTTAGTCAACTCGTCGTCGACGAAGAGTCGAGCCGACTCGAGCGTCGATTGTGTCAATGTGTAACTCACATCCCGTTACATGCTCCGTGCGTATAGAATCGCTTGTTATTACGAAAGCACGAGGTCCTCGTAGACTCGGACGCCGCTTTCAGCGAGAACGGACATGTCGTTATCCGAGAGTTCATACGTCAAAGAATTGACCATGGACGTCCCCAGTAGGAGCTGCATGTTTCTCTCTCTCAGTTTGGGTTTGAATCCGACGATGAGCGAGACCTCCGCGATGAATCGGTGCACGGTCTCGGCGTTGAACGCGCCGGTCAGCAAGTCCTTTCCGCAATGTGCGCACAGCTCCCTCAGGTGGTGGGTCGCGCCGTGCATTGGAACATGGTCCATTTCGAACATCAAGCGGCAGAAGCGCACCGCATCGAAGGTCTCCTTGTTCGCGTCCTCATTGCCCATGAGCAACTCCAGTATATTCGACATGAACGCTCGCTCGTCGTCGCCGACCCGCACGTGCATTCCATAGTCATACACCCCCATGGTCAGACTATCCGTCTCCTCGTCGTAGTCGAATAGGACGTTCCCGCTGTGCATGTCGGTGTGGTAGTAGTCGAGTAGAAGCGCCTGGGTCAGTATAAAATACTGCACCAGCGACACGCATCGGCGCTTGAGTCGCCGGTCGCTCAACTGGAAGGCCGGCACGCCATGCACTCGCTCCATGATGAAAAAATCCGGCGCACGCGGGTCATCAGGGTCGCTGCAAACGTACGGCACGCTGATTCGGTTGCGATGGTTGCATATGGACGACGTGCCGACGGATAGCGCTTGCAGCGGTCGCAAGTGGTCGCGGACCGACCGCATGGCCCGTTGCTCGTGCGTCAAGTCGCACTGCATCCGCAGATAGTCCGTCGACTCGATCACGGTCGCGAGTGCATCGCACGCACTCGCCACATTCGCACTCCAGCGCGAAAGCCACACCATTACTCGCCACAGCAAGCGCAGGTGCGCGCATCCTTCGACGATGCGATGCCCGATGCGTCTCTTGGCGATCTTGACTACGACCGGCTTCTCATCCATCGTTCCGTAAAATACAATCGCGACCATCCCCGTGTGTACCGGTGTCGACGCAAGCACCACGTTGTACTTTTGGCCGATGTAGCGCAGCAGGTCGTGGTCGATCTCGTGGGAATGCACGGGGGCGTCGTTGGTGTACTCCTGCAAGATGGGGTGTAGCGTCTTGGGGATGAGCGGATGCGACGACATCGCCTGGATGCACTTCACGAACAAAACGTTCTCCGAACTGATAAATCGACACGCACGGTACACGGCGCGTTGCGTGGAAACGAACCCGAGCAGCGTGGCGCAGTACCAACCCACCAAGGTGCTCATTATTTTTAAATAGGACCATGTGTCGCACAGAGTTGGTGGCATACTTTAATGGTAGGATTTAAAATGTTTCCTGTTGCGAACAAAAAAGGTCGCACTTTCAGTCCACATTAAAACTTTGCCCCTCCCAAACGAAGATTTTGGAAGGCCTACCCAACCAAACTTTCCGAATGCGTTTTCCCGGTAAGAACTTTTCAAGGTCGTGAGTACTCTATTTGGGCTAAAATCGTTGAAAGGTGCTCGGTATGGCGAACAAAAAATTGCGCAATTTCGCACCCACTACTTAACGAAGGAACTTTCATACGTGAGTACTCAAAATCAGGCTACTTTTCAATAGACACTGAAATGATTTAAAAGAAATGTGTCCAATTTGCCTGATTGTTGAGTACTCACGTATGAACGTTCCTTCGTTAAGTAGTGGGTGCGAAATTTATGCTCCCCAAACGAATGCAAACGAAGATTTTGGAAGGAGGAACAAAAGATGAAATGCGGATTTCGAAGGAAGCACTTTTCAATGGCTCATGGCCCAAATTGAGTACTCACGCCCTTGAAAAGTGCTTCCTTCGAAATCAGCATTTCATCTTTTGTTCCTCGTGCCAAAATCTTCGTTTGGGTGGGGTAAACTTACGACGATAAGAACAACAAGCAATGATTTGGGTTGGAACGCGACGCAATCGACTCTAATGTCCATTTTCATGGCATTATGACGCGTTTCCAACCCAACCCAAATCATTACTTGTTGTTCTTATCGTCGTAAGTTATCGATGTTCTTATCTTATCGTCGTAAGTTATCGATGTTCTTATCTACGTTGTTTCATACCCACTTCGACCGAGGGCTGCAAGGGCGACTTTTTTGCTCGCCACGCAGATTTCATGTTTGCGGATTGTTTACGCGTCCGTGGAATGTTCCCACCGCGGGTGGCGCGGGCTACGCGACTGCGCCATCATCGATGCATTCGCAAAACAGCCGTATCGTCGCGTCCAACGCGTCATACGTGGGCGTGTTTTTGTACGTGTCGCGAATCACGCGCATTCCGGGAACGGCCTCTTTGATGTGAAACAAGACAAGGCGTTTATTCCAGATGCTGCGCAGCGAGTCGCCCAAGTACACCAGACAGTCGCCGTGCAGCGACCGGAGGGATGTCACCGTATCCACACGCGACATGCCAAACCACATCCGACTGAGCGTCGTCGACCACGTATTCGGTTGCAACTCCCACGTTTTGGTATTGACTCGGTCGCCGTCGTTGGCGTTGACGAACATGGTCAACCTGGTGCACAGTGCCGTGCATGTGTTGCACTCGCCAGACCGGGGGACGCCCATTTACTTGGCTTTTAAATAATAGACGCAGATGATAATAGACGCAGACGCTCGGATGCGCAAACGATCGGATGCGCAAACGTGCGTTTGCATGCACGCGCATCGCCTTAGCTGCCTTTCGTGTAGCACAGTAGCCCGTCGAAGGTCTCGCGGCTGTACTCGCCGATCTGCAGGACGTCGGAAGTTTCGGTCTCCGTCCTCCACACGAGCGACACCCGGCGTGCGTCGACAAACACGCCTACGCACGTCGCGCTCGTGTGCAAGGTCAGGGGGCCGCTGAACCGCAGTACGCGGGCGTCGCCGTCGCATAGAAACGCGACGACGTACGCCCGGTTGCCGGTCAAGTGTCCGATGCACAGGATGTGCGCGTCGAACATGCACGCCCAGTACGGCGACGTCACGTGCGAAAAGAATGGCGGGCGTTCGACGACGCGTCGCACGCGCAGTGGCTTCGCGCCGACCCAACGCACGTCGTCGCACGCGCCCGTCGACGACATGTCGAGGAGGCGGACGCACTCGGGCGTCGGCGTGTTGCATACCCAGGCGACGGGACTCTGGGGCGCCATGACCGCATCGACCGTTGCACGCGCGGTGGTCGTGGCGCACGCGGTGACCGTGGCGTCGGCGTCCGCGCAGTCGTCGTGCACATCGACCGCGCCGTGATGGAGGGATACATCGGAGTAGTCGTTGCCGTCGTTGCCGTACGCGCCGTACGTCCACAACAATAGCCCGTTCGACGACGTGAGGCGGACGTGAAGTAGCGACGTGTCCATGGCGATGGGCAGGCGATGTGTGGCGATGACCGTCGATGGCGCACCAAGCGCCGGTCGCTCGATGCGGTAAAGGACGAGCTCACGCGCGACTGCGTCTTCGTGCGCCACGAACAGAGCGGATGCATCTTCGTCGTCGTCTCCCACCTTCACCAAGCAGCACGACATCGGACCACCGCCGGTCGCCTCGAGCGGTACGTCGACCAGTCGCGCGCACTCGGCGGTGTGTCGATAAAATGCGAGGTTCTCGATGACGTTGGTGCACTTGGCGGGGTCGGGACAGCGATTGAGCACGCGCACCGCCGACTCGAGGACGTTCGACACGCCGTTGTAAAAGGCAAAGATGGTGTACTCGTAGTCGATCAGAAAGTCGTACACATCGCACTGCATGAACAGATAGTCGCGTTCCGCGTTCGACTGGATGGACTTGACCCAGGTGTACAGTCCCATCGCGATCGAATGGTGCCCGTTGGTCCGGTGCAGCTTAATCAGCTCGTACAGGCTCTCTAGCCGGCACTTCGAGTACCGACCCGCCGATAGAAACGCCGCGATCGCCTCCGACTCGCGTCCCATGCGCAGCAAGCACAGGCCGGTTCGATGCGCCGACAGGTACTGCTCATCGGCCCAGCCACCGCATCCGATGCGCTGTTGGTAGTACGTTATGGCCTCGTCGTATCGCCCGATGTCCATGTAGCTATTCGCCAGATAAAAAAGCGCCCGGGCGTCGGTCGGGTCGGACGCGACGCTTTGGTGCAACAGCGCGATGTCCCGCGTGAACTTCTCCGCCTTGCAGCCGCCGTCGCCGACGTCGTCGATCGCCAGCCGATCGACGTCGACCAAGTGCCCCGTGTGCCCATCGGGGACGCGCAGGTACTCGTGCGTCGCTCCGACGTAGTAATACGACGGATCCGCTTTGATGATGCGAACGTTCTTGTATTGCAGGTGCGATGACCCTTGCATGATGTAATAATAGTCGGCGTCCGGCAGCTCGTAGTCGACGTCGACTATCTGAAGCACCATGTCCGCATCCATGAGAAGGATCGCATCGCAATGCGCGTATCGGACGAGGCAGTCTTGTAGGGCCACGTTGCGGTTGTACGCAAAATCGCGGAAAGGCTCGTGGGTGATCGTGCCGGTGATGGACGGATGGTGACAGCGGAAGAAGGACTCGATGCGCTTGCACGTGTCGTCGGTCGAACCGGTGTCGCATATGCAGTAGTGACGGATGAGCGGACACACTGAGCGCAACATCCGCTCGATGACTCGACTCTCATTGCGGACGATCATGTTCAAGCAAAGCACCTTTCTCATTTACAAGCAACACGCGTCCCTTTTAGGCGATTTTTTGTCCCGCAAATGGTGCTTTTTCAATCTACAGCATTGTGGCGAGCCAAAAAGTCGCACTTTCAGGCCTCGGGTAATCACGTATGAAAACGTCGATAAGAACGATCGATAACAACAAAAGCAAGTGTTTGGGCATGTTAACCCTTAACCGGACAAAACGGGTAAATTTACTGTCGTATCTTGCGTTGTAAACATAAATGTGGTGTGATAACAAACCACTAACACTTCAATTAATACTCTGGGACACCCGACCGTAAATTTACGGTCTTGATTAAGGGTTAATGCCCTACAATGGATTCCAATTTTACCCCTCCCAAACGAAGATTTTGGAAGGAGGAACAAAAGATGAAATCCGGATTTCGAAGGAAGCACTCTTCAAGGGCGTGAGTACTCGATTTGGGCTACGAACCATTGAAAAGTTGTTCGTTCGAAATCCGCATTTCCTCTTTTGTTCATCCTTCCCAAACATTACAGAATGCGTTTACCGGGGAAGCACTTTTCAAGGGTGTGAGTACATTATGTGGGCTACAAAACGTCGAAAACTGTAATGTTGGCTCGTTCTAATCTACGTTTTCGCGCGTGTTTCACCCGAGGGCCTGAAAAGTGCGACTTTTTGCTCGACACCAATGTTTGTTCGACCTTCAAAAATCGTCGTTTTGGGATGCGCAACGTTTTCCGGCCTACCATTGCAGGCTACCAAAGAATCAATTAGGGCATCAGACGAATCTCCGCCGTCGGTGCCTGTGCATCGGTGCCGGTGCGTATCGACCAAGGGCTCATCCGACTTCAAGAGACAACCGACCGAGTTTGCTGAAGAGGTGGCGCTTGGCGTGCTCTCGCTGGTCCGACGTGAGTACGTACCAGTCCTTGTTGCCCCACTCGACTTCCCAATCGGCGTCGTGATCGCTCCCCGTGGCATTCGTGGACAAATAAACCTGCGGGACGTTTTCCTTGAGCAGTTGCTGCACGCCCGGGACGCCACCCAACTTGGACGCGTAGAGGTAGATGCCGCGGTGGACGACCGCCGGGTTGCTGCTCACCATGGCGCTCAGATGGTCGATTACGGTCTTAAACTTGCCATACTTGGCTCCAGTCTTGAATCGGTCGTCGTGCACGTCCACACGCAACTTGACGCCGATGACCGAAATGCTCTGCGCGTCTTCGTCGTAGTTGCCGTCGAATATCATACTGACCGTCTCCCACGTGCCAAAGGTCGGGTAGAGTTGTCGAAGCTCGTCCCTCTTGGCGTCGGTCAGTGAGCACACATCCTCGAGCGTCTCGACCGACACGATGTCCACATCCGGCTTGCGACGATGCTTCAACGCGCGTCGTTCGGTTTTACCGATCGCTTTGTCGACCAGGACCAGGTGTCGAGACATTTATTTGTATTTTTTGTGACTAAAATCTTTTCTCCAAAAATCCAGGGTGCTCAAGCCCGATTCTCGTCGTCGGAGCACGCGGGCGCTTTCGAGCGACGACTCGGCAACACAACGAACGGCACACTGCCCGCGTAGTATCGCTGGTACATCGCGCACGCGTTCTTGTACTGGATGCAGCACAGAAACTCGAGGTAGCGCGTCCACATGTACGCATCAGGCGCGATGCGGAAAGGCTCGTGTGGAAGGAGTCCCTGGTGCCGGTCGCGATTCCAGATGAGAGTGCAGTTGAACAGCCGGTGAAACATGTGCTTCATCGCCGACTTGCAATCATCCCAGTGGTACGTCGTGATTCGCGGACGGACCGTGCACAGCAGCTTGTGCAACATCGGCGTCACGTAGGCGTGCTTGCGCTGCACCAATCGCAGCGGCTGCAACGTCAGAATCGGATCGGTTTCCGGGAACTCGCTGTGCATGGCGATGCAGCGAAGGATCATGTCGAGCAGCAGAAAGGACGACCGCGTCCGCATCAGCTCGTCGTACTCGTCGGCGAGGCTTGCGGACAGACGCGCGTATCGTTCGATGTGGAACTGCATGAAGCCGTGCATCGCAAACACATGCGTGACGCCTCCGCCGCGGGGATGGCACACCACCCGGTGGAGCACCCGCGCCTCGTCGGTCATGAGAGGTGGTGTGCACGGCGACTCCATCTGTGTTTGTTGCAATCGGCGACGTCTACGGTGGCGATGAAATCCTTCATATGCCTGTAAACGTTTGCGAACCTTTTGGGTCGAACTCACATTATGGGTAACGTAACGTTATGCTCCCCCAAACGACGAGATTGGAAGGCCAATTCTATGCTCCCCAAACGAAGAGTTTGGAAGGAGGAACAAAAGATGAAATGCGGATTTTCGATGGAGTTTTCAACGGTTCTTAGCCAAAATAGAGTACTCACGACCTTGAAAAGTGCTTCATTCGAAATCCGCATTTTATCTTTTGTTCGTCCTTACAAAATCTTCGTTTGGCCTAGTGGCGAGCATTAAATTGCGCAATTTCAGGCCCCCACTTAAGGAACGCCGCTGAGCATGGTGTGAGTACTCACATGTGGGTCAGTTTTCACACGTGCACATATATCATCCTAGGTTCATTGAGTTCGTGTAGAAATTGGCCCAAATGTGAGTACTCACACCATACTCAGCTGCGTTCCTTAAGTGGGGGCCTGAAATTGCGCAATTTGTTGCTCGCTTCACGGTCGTTTGGGATGGATAAAATTGAGTTCAACATGCACATAAGCACGGCTGGCATGCACGCTCCTTTAACACGGTGGTACCATCATGACAGCATCACAGTGTGATTTCGACTGACACATCGGCATGCTATCAACATCTTGTGAGTTGGATAGACACATCGGCATGCTATCTTCAATGATTCATTGATTCTTCATCTTGTGACTCTGAAATTGAGTTCAACATGCACATCACCTTTGAAGCAGGGCTGGCATGCACATCACCTTTGAAGCAGGGCTGGCATGCACGCTCTTTAACACGGCTCGCATGCACGCTCCTTTAACACGGTGGGCCCATCATGACAGCATCACAGTGTGAGTTCGACTGACACATCGACATGCTTGTGAGTTGGATAGACACATCGGCATGCTATCTTCATCTTGTGACTCTGAGATTGAGTTCAACATACACGTGAGTTGGATAGACACATCGGCATGCTATCTTCATATTGTGACTCTGAAATTTATGCTCCCCAAACGAAGATTTGGAAGGAGGAACAAAAGATGAAATCCAGATTTTCGAAGCACTTTTCAAGGGTTTGAGTACTCGATTTGGGCTACGAACCCTTGAAAAGTCAGTCGAAAATCTGGATTTCATCTTTTGTTCCTCCTTCCAAAATCTACCCCTCCCAAACGAAGATTTTGGAAGGATGTACAAACATGTCAGAACGCGTTTTCGAAGCACTTTTCAAGGGCGTGAGTACAGGATTTGGGCTACAAAACATTGAAAAGTGCTTCGAAAACGCATTCTGACATGTTTGTTCGGCCTTCCAAAATCTTCGTTTGGGGAGCATAAAATCTTCGTTTGGGAGGGATAAAATTGAGTTCAACATTCACATCACATTTGAAGCAGGGCTGGCACGCACGCTCTTTAACATGGCGGGTATGCCATGTGGCGAGCATAAATTGCGCAATTTCAAGGCCCGCTACTTAACGATGAAACAGACCATGCGTGAGTACTCCAATTTGGGGAAAATTGCACACTTGAACTCCACAAAATCAAAATGATTTAAGGTCATTGTGCCAAATTGCCCTAACATGAGTACTCACGTATGGTCTATTTCATCGTTAAGTAGCG